TTTCACTATAGTCCTGAATAGCTTGCTTCAGCGTTGTGAATGTGTAGGCCATTAGTCATCCTCGGCGTACAGATTGTCAAAAACTCTATTAACATCCAAGGTGTAGTCTAAATCACTTTTGCTGTAATGTATATGTGCAGACGGTTTAAAGTCAGGCGCTCCCTGCCCTGTTTCAAACCATGCGGGGTGCGTGACCCTCACACGATTGTTGGGAAGAGCTACAATGTTGCCCGTCCACTCGCCTGCATCCAGTAGATACATAACATGGCTCTGCTTGTGCTGTGCAGGGTCATCAGCTATCTCGCTTTCCGTATAGTCTACCGTGAAGAGATATTTAGCTGGGAACATCTCGCCATCTATTTTGGCAAGCCAAGGGCAGGGTGTTGCCCTGTCTATAACGTAAACAGCATGATTGTGAGAAGAGCAGTCCCAAGGCTGTGCGTCATGTGTGTCCATAGGCTCCGGCCAATCATCGACTGCAATGTCTGCCATCAGTGCAGTTATAGGCATACGCGCCCACATCGCTCCGCCATGCACGGTGTCTTCTGGTTCGCCCTCTGGTGAAATGCCCGTAAATATCACTTGAAAGCTAAGACTACGGCAGGGCATTGTTGTTACTGCAACTGCCATAGCATGGAGAAACTCTCCATGATAACCCTCATGGTTGTGTGTATATTCGCGGCGCACCCAGCACTTAAAGTGCGGGATATTGCTTTGAAGATAAGGCATTACGCTTTAGTTAGCTTGTAACCTTTTGCTTTGGCCGCAGAGCGGATTTGAGCAAGCGTCATTGGCTTGGCTGTCTTACCGCCCTTTGCCATGCCTTTAGACTTCATACGTCCGCCCATAGCCATACCTTTGGACTTCATTCGTCCGCCCATACGGTATCCTTTAGACTTCATACGTCCGCCGCGAGCCATGCCCTTGGATTTTTTCATAGGTTTTTTTGCTACTTTTCTACGCATAACACTCTCCTAACCGTTTCTAGTAAATTTACCGCCCTTGGTCGCGGCACCCATACCGCGAGCTACTCCCCCGCCTGACATCCTTTTAGCGGCTGGGCCTCTCCGCCTTGATGCGGCTGGCGTTCTTTTTCTCCGTTGGGCTGGGGTATCTTTTCGACTAGCTAAATTTTTTGCTTTTTCTGCCGCGTCAGTTTTGACGTTTCGCTTTTTCTGGGCCGCAACCTGTGCGGGTGTTTGGCCCTTAGTTATTTTACTTATGTCTGTGTCTCTATAAACATCTGTGGCTTTTGCACTTAGTTTGGCAGGAACCTTAATCGTTTGTCCTGCCCTAATTTTATTTGCATCTGCAATTTTGTTATTATCCTTCAGAGCTTTGAGGCTTACTCCATAGTTTCTGGCTATCTGACTAAGGGTATCGCCTGATTTAATTTTGTAATTTCTGGCGCTGGCAAGCTGACCGGGGTCACGACTTGTTCCGCCCCGCCTGCTACCAAAAAACTCCGCGTTTGCCTTGCGGCCTTTTTCAAACTTGGCCCTAGAGGTTTGGTCGCCCCCAAGAGGGTTCGTGTTTCTTGTTGGCGTTGCTCGTTTTTTCCGCCCTCTTTTTGGCTTGCTGGCCGCTATTCGCTTGTTAACAAGTCCTGCCATTAATCCCGGTCGTTCTTTAGCCATGCCCATCTCCAAAAGTTATATGTCTAACTACTTTAATACCGAGAGAGTTACAGCGTAACCCCCTATGTAATTTTAATTGTTACTTCTCCAGCTTTTGCTGTTAGGTCTGTAAACAACCCACCAACAGGATTGTGACCAAACGCAGAGTCCACGCTGTTGTCAGGTCTGGGGTCACGCAAAGATTGTGGGTCTGACACTCTGAGTCTTCCCACAAAGTTTTGCGGATGGTCGCCGTCTAGGACATCCTTGCCAACAAGCAGTCCAGTGCGAACACCGTTCTGCACTTCTGCAACCAAGTCTCTTAGTGGATAGCGAAAGCCCGTTCTATCGCAATATCCAAAAGCCTTACTGCCTCTCGCGTACATCTAGCCCTCCACAAAAGCAGAGTTGAATGGAACAAACCTTACCGACACTCTGTCTGCATCTTCGCCTGCCGCCAACTGATACTGAAACTCGTACTCTTCCTTCAGTGCCGCCGCCCTCTGTTCGCTACCCGCCTTTTTCATTGATACTTGATAGGCAAGCCCTGCAACCAAACACGGAACCCACCTTGGTGGAATGAAGTTTGAGGCGGCTCCAGATACGCCACTCTCAAGGCCGTCTGTGCCTACAAGCCTGTAGTAAAACAAGGTATATGTTTCTGAGCCATCTGGCACGGGCCACAGCGTTACCTTTGTAGACCCTGCCAGTCTTTCTACGAAGATTTGGGTGGGTCGCCCCCGAAGGTTTTTTTGATTTTGTTGAGCATACGTTGATACGCTGATGCGCTCCAAGTTTGTATCTTTTTGATTAGTGCCACTACCTGTTCGTAGCTGGTGTTCCAAAAGGTCAACAGTGTCTGTTGGTAGGGTATACGTTTGGCTACCCTCGCTAAGAGTTTCTGTGCCGCTTGCAATAGTCCATAAATTGAGTCCACGATTTTGCCACTCCAAGGTTAGTAGGTTAAAGCTACGCCTGACTGTTTTAAGGTCGTATCCAGAGCGTAGCTCCTGTCCCGCCCTTTCAAATGCCTCTTCAAATATCTCCGGTAAATCTGGTGTTACAACTGCCATTATGATGTCCTATGCTTTCTTACCTTGTTGGCAACTTTCTGAGGCTGTTTAGAAAACTGCTTACCAGCTTTTGTATCTTTTCGTTTCTTTGCGGTAGTCGCCGCATATTCTTTTGACGACATATTCACAATAGCGGAGCTAGGCAAATATCGTTCTCCAGTTGCTCTTGGGCCTTGGGTGCTGGGCTTCCCTGACTTTGTCCGCCATTTCTGCTTTGTCCAGCTATCTAGGCTCTTCTGTGACTTTGACTTTCCCATCCTGCAACTACCCGTTAATTTTTTTAGTTATCCATAAAACCATTGCGTAGACCACCAACCCGTAAACCGTGGCTATTCCAATATCTGCGATATGCTCTCGCATATGATATATGAACTCTATGCCAGCCTCAATATCGCTGGAGCCACCACCCACTGTGATGTTCTTCGTCCCGTGAAATTCTTCTATCGTTTGTTCCATAAAGTTACACCTATAACTTTTAACTAAGGGTGACAAACCCCACGACTGCTAATACAAAAATAAGAGCAACACCCCCAGCCATGCCAAACATTAATAGCATATCTTGAAGTTCTTTTTTCTTTCTCGCCGCTATGCGCTTTGCCTCGGCAATACGTTCTTTTTCTTCTCTTATCTGCTTATTGCGCTCGGCTATAATCTGTTGGAATGTCCCGTGACCAAAGCGATGATTAATGAGTATTCTCATTTCATCCATTTGCTCTTTGGCTAATTTGGCATCTATAACGCTGTGTGCCGCATCTTTTGTTTGTCCAAGAACTGACTTGTTGCCAAAACGCTCTTGCTGTACTTGCTTCTCGCCCGCAAACAAACTATCCAGAGCGCCAGATATGTCCTTGATGTCGTTCGCTGTAGCGATATTCTGCTTAATAAAATCAACAGACTTCTGCACCAACGCGATGCCAGTTAATGCAGTGCTGATAGGTTCCATATCACTGCCTAGCTTTTGTAGCCGCCCCCTGCTTTTTTATAAGCAGAGGCCATCATTTGGGCTTTTCTCGCGCTCCACTGACCCGGACGCCCGCCCTTGCCGCCAGCCTTGATGCGATTAAATATTCGTTTTCTCATGGCAGGTTTTGTATAGTTGCCTGCTTCATTTACCCTTGATTTTGTTTTGCCGCCCTTCTTCATAGCAATAGGCTTTTTAGGACAGCCAATCTTTCTTCCAGCCTTCATGATTTTTTCCTGCCAAGTTTTTTATGCTTCTGTGATTTAGGCGGAGACTTTGTAGAGCCGCCCTTTGACCACAGTTCCTTGTTTGCCCAATAAGCCGCAGACATTTTGCCTTTGGCTATGTTCTTGCCGTGCCGTGCCTTAAAGCTTTTTCTCGCCGCCGAAGAATAATTGTGGCCCATAGAGCTATCGCCATAGTGGATGAGCTTAACCTTGTCGCCCTCTTTGGCTAGCACCATGCCCTTTTTACCAGAACGATTAGACTTTTTGGGTTTATTAAACCCAGCAAAAGATGTGCCTCTGTACTTTATCCCACCGCTGGGTGTTCGCGTAACGCCGGGATATTTTGTCTTAGACATTAGTAGATAGCGCGGGTCTTGCCTTTGGTAGCCACGCCATCAATGGGGCGCTTTCTTGCTCTACCGCCAGCAGACATTCTTTTAACATCTTGAGCCGCTTTCATGTTGGGCGTCATCATTCCTGATTTTTTAGCAGTATCTTCTTCGTCTTTTTTCTTATCACGAAGACTACCCAGCAATCCAACCAGCCCCGGCCCGCCAGCATCAGCGATTTTGCCAAATGCTCCACGCCCCGTTGCAATCCCATATAAAGGAGATATGGTTCCTAGTATGTCTTTTTCCTTTTTTCCCATTGTGCCGCCTATGCATAAAAGACTGTAATATTATCTACAGTGTCCAATGTGTACTTAACGCTTGCCCCGCTATTAAACAGAACACCCTCTGCGGGTATTGTTCTATCTATAGTGGTGTTTGCAGTGCCAATAGTCCTTGCCTTAAATAAAGTTGTGCCACTTTCTGGAGTGCCGTTTATAAACTCTACATCCCCTGCCGTGCCGCCCGATACCACGGACAAGCCTTTAAGCCTTATTCTAAGGTCACCCTGTACTGCTTGAGCGCACAAAGTTCCAGAACCAACTTTAATGTTAGCCGCAAATTGTGCAGAGCTTGTTACAGAGGTGACTGTTAAAAATAACTTGGTTCCCGCTACCGCTTCGGCAGAACCCGTTGAGGTAATTACCTCTGTTTGTGCGTTACCAAAAACGTCTGTGCCAACAATAGTGTTTGTTTTTTCATTATCGCCAGTGCCAGTTGTCGTAACAATAACATTGCGTGCCGCGCCACCCGCAAAGGTTGTGTTCGCCATTGTCGCAGATGTATTGGGCCTTGCGGCTGTAACCAAGCGGTCATCGTCCGATGCATTTTCGTCGCTAATCGTTAGCGGTATTACATCTGATTGTGCCATCATAAACTCCTTTGAAAAGAGGGGCGCATGGCCCCCCTCTAAATTAAGCCGCGTAGCCCATCAATTCGATGAAGAGTTTACCCGCAGTGTAATCGGCGTCAGTCGTATCACCTAATGTCAGATACAAAAACTCGTCAGCCGCTGGCACCGCCGTAAAGTACACCTTGCTACCAAGGGTGGCATCGCCCGCATTGACCAAAAGGGTTTCTGCCAAACCAGAGATGGCACCATCTTCAACACCCGTGCTTTCTGTTGCCGAGTGTACGTTGATGTCTGGGTCGCCCCCTGTGGGTGCCTCAAAGCACTCCATGCTACCTGTCAAAATTGTACCGTTTTGAGCGGCTGTAATCTGACCAATGTGACATACGTTAGAGGTTCCGTTCACACCGATGATGTCGCCGCTTGCAGTTGAGCGCAAGCCCGTCAGGTCAATCAGAATACGAGTGGTAATAATGCCACCTACGCGCTGTACAGAGCTACGATAAATCGTGCCTGTGCCGCCTGTAATACCTGTTCCGGCTTCGGTTGAAAGTGTGTTTGCATCAAAAGACGTTACGCCTGTTGAGCTAATGCTTGAGAGCGTTGTAATTGCTCCCGTTGTGGCGTTTTCACTAATTGAAGTAAATCCACCTTTGGAGCGCACTGCTCCCGCAAAGGTTGTATTAGCCATATGTATCTCCTGTCGTGGCTAGTGTCAGCTACACCATGTAGCTGTCAGGGATAAAAAAAGAATAGCGCATAAAAAAGGGGGCGGCAACAGCCACCCCCAGAAAAGTTATATTCTAACTTTTTACGCTCCGGGCGAACCAAACATACCCAGTGGGTCAGAGACTCCAAAGCTGTAACGCTCGCGTGCTTTGTAGCGAACATTGCCAGTGTCAAAGTCACCGTCCATTTGAGTTGTCATTGGTGTACGCTCAAAATGCTTCATGCCATTTGGTACATCTGTGGTCAGGAAGAAAGCATCTGTGTCAGTCAAATAGTGATTAACACGGAAGCCCTCTGGGATTGACCCGTTGTTTACCAAGGCATTAATATCATTATCAGCGGTGCCTGTACGCATTTCCGACTGCAACAATCTTGTTGCCACAAACATCAGAGCAGGCGGGACAATCATCTTACGCGGGCGAGCCGCAATAAGAAGACCTCGCTCGTCAACAAAAGCGGCAATATCAATTACCATTTGTTCGAGAGATGTCTCGTTAAGGTCTGCGTTTGTAGAGAGGCGGTTGCGGTTGCTACCCCCTGCTACAGTTGGGTGAGCAGTGTTGAACAGAGTTACACCATCACCTGATGTGAAGGTATCGAAGCCAGTATTCAGCAAAGACGCCGCTTTGGTTTGCTTGGTATATGCCATACCCCGCGCCAAAGCTTTGGTGTAGCGTGCAGACAAGCTGTCATACAGATTGTCTTCTACTGCTTCCTCTGTAATTGAAAAGCCCATTCCCACGGTTTCGTGGTTATAGCGGGCGGTGAATGACTCCTGCGCCGTGTCGAATGAAATCGCAGAACCTTCCGGCTTAACCGGAGCGGCTCCGAACCCAGAGAGCTTGACCTCTTCTTCAAAGCTACGCTCTGAGGATTCTGTCTCGTAAATCTCTGTGTGTTCGTTTTCATACTTTTCGTACTCAAGCCCAAAGAGAGCGTTGAGTCCCGGCAGAAGTTCTTTAAGTAACTGTGGTCTTGCTATCGCCATAACTTAAATCCCCTATGCCGAGCCAGTGGCTGATGAGTGCTGATGATAATTAAACTTGCACACCAAAATCGGGAACGAAGTTCCTTTTTCGTCACCCTCATTGCCGCCCTTGTAATCAATTACACGGATTGGGTTTTGAGCGTCTGTGCTAAGTTCACTAATATCCAAAGCAACCCGTGACACTTTCAAAGAAGTGTTTGGGGCTGTTTGAACCAACAGCGTATTTTTACCATAAATATCACCAGCATTTGTTGGCGCACCGTCTGCCTGTATTTCAAACAGGACGTTCGGGTCGTCAACAACATAAGCCATAATATCTGAAGCGACTGTGCTTGCAGGATACAATGTGCTGAATGTTTTCTGGCTTGTGTTCGGGTCTGTATAAGACACACCCATGAAAACACCAACGATGTCGATTTCTGTCGAATCATCGCCAGTTCCGGCTTGCTTCTCAATCGTTGTAGCCGTACCGCCGTCTACGAGATGAACAACATCTCCTGCCGCAATAGCAGTGCCGTAGCCAGAGGCAATCGGATACTGACGCATAACCTCAAGAGAACCTGAGTCTAGGCGTCCAACTGGACGCAATCCAAAAGGTGCCGCACTTGCTGACATCTTTTTTCTCCTTATCCAAATTTAACCAAGGGCTTTTGCAAGCCCGCTACTATGTCGTGCGCGTGGTTTTTTCTGGTCGTAGCAGGGGCATACGCGGGTCTGAATCCCGAAGATAGTTATTGTCAACCGCTTCCATTGCTTTCGCGTTCTGGTCAGCAAAATACTCTCTTCTTGCTTCGACATTTTCGGTTGAAGTCTTGCAAAGTAACAATCCACCAACCTCTACATTTCCGTCAAACTTGCTATCCACATCGGGCATAACATGCATTTCAGGATGCTCAGATGCAAGAACAGGCTCCCAGCCCTCGCGGAATCGAGAAGAAACATTTTTGTTGTCTGCCGCTCCAAGCGTGCTTGTGCGTATCCAACGATACTCAACTCCAGCCTGTTGGTCTGGGTCGGGCAATGCAGAAGGCCTTTTCCAAGATGTCTTCCGTTGTGTCTTTTCTCGCGTTTTTGTTGCGCGTGGTTCTCTATCAGCCATTATCTTGCTCCAATTTTAACATCTGCGCCGCATATTGTTCGGGGGTAATCCCTATTCGCTTGGCGAGAGCGACCTGTGTAGAGGTTAGTTGCACCTTGCGTGATGAATTTGCACTCCGCTGTGCGGGGGCTACCACGTTGCCAGTCTGATTGCGGGGTGCTTCCTCTTTGCTTCCGCTACCAAACTTGTCTGGAAACCTTTTTTGCATTTCCGCATCTAACTCACGGTAATACTTTTCAGGTGTCTCCAATGGACTTGTGCCAGTTTTAACCAGTTCTTCATGCACGCCTAGTGCAAAACCCGTCATAACACTGTCACGATTAAACCAAGGGTTCCGTTCTGACCATTCTATATCCAAACTCGTTGGTTTGTGAACAGGGGGCTGAACTTTTTTTTGTGGCACTGTATTTTGTGAAGGCTGTGGAATATTTTTGTATACGGGCTGATACTGGTCTGCCTGTATTTGAGCCGCCTGTGCATTTGTCAAGCTCATCTGCGCTTCAGTTATTGCGTCAGGGTCGCCGCTTTCAAACGCATCTTTGTATTCTTTTTTTGCTCTTGCAACGTCTGCTTCCGCTCGGCCCTTTGTTTGCTCCAACAAAACACCCTCGCCTTCTGCGAGCGTGGTTCTTAGGTTTTGATTTTCTTGGAACACCCTTTGAGCAAAGTCAACGGCCTCAAGGCGCTCTCTGTCAGCTTGCTCTTTGGCACGGCGCTCTTCATGGAACTCGTACTTTAATTTTTTGATTCTTTTTTGAACACGGTCTGAATAACCCGATGCTTCGCTGTCTTCATCAACGTCAGCATCTTCGGCCAAAACCTCGCCACTATCTGCTTGAACTGCGTCATCGCGTGGTGGGACGCGGTCTTCAATAGGACGGTCGTCAACAATTTCTATCTCCATGTCCTCTGTGGACGTTTCAATAACCTGTGGTTCCGTATTGATATCTACGATATCTTCTTTTGCTGTTTCGCTCATACTCGTTTAACTCCCCGTGGGTCAGTAACAACGGCCTCGACAGTATCATCGTTAATTAAACGGAACTCCTGCCCCTCTACTTTAAATCTTGTGCCAGAGTAAGAGCGGAATATTACCCACTCGCTTTCTTTGCAATATGGGCCAGTTGGAAATTTGTCTTCGTCCTGATAGGCCATGTCACCCATCATTACGACCAAGCCCACAACAGACGCTGTGCTTTCAGCTTCCTTCATAGCATCAGGAATAAAAATACCGCCTTCGGTTTTTTCTTCCAAGGCTGGCATGGCAATTAATAATTTATAACCAGTAGGTTTGGGGAATGTTTTGGACTTTTTCAGTCTCTCAAAATCTAAATCTTTTATTTCAGCAGAATACATTTTCTCACCTTGCAACGGGTAAAGGCCCGCAGTCCTTGCGAGGATTGCCCTCGTAAGAAAAAACTATATGAACTTTTTTAGTTTTGCAACTACTCGTCTACGAGTTTTTGTGAGAGGTCTAATATTTCTCGCTCAATCAAAGCAAGGGCTTCCACCTTACCGCATATAAATTTATATTCTTCGTAGCTCTGTGCGCCACCACCAGCGAGATGGTCGGCGCACTCATTCATGTATTCGCGGACTTTAGTTCTAATCAATTCTAGGTATGGGTCAGACATTGATTATTTGCACCAGTAGCAAAGTTATGATTGCACCTGCTGAAGCTACGAGAACAGCCTCAAGCCTTTTGATGCGATTAATAGTTTCAAGCCACCGCTCTTCGTAGACTTCTTCAAGAACCGCAACACGCTTGTCCAAGCTATTCACCGTTGGTTTGGTCATCTGCTAAACTCTTTCCTGTAGCCAAGCCTTCTTTTAAAAGGTCTGCCCGTATTTTTTTAGTTGCAGTTTGGTTTTTCTCTTCTTCTGTTGTTAGCTTTGCGCCTATCTCTGCGCCTCTCACCCGAATCCGTGCAACCTCTCGCTCTTCTTCGCTTTCAATTCTTTCTTTCTGAACCTGAATGTTAGCGGCCTTGGAAAGCTTATCTAGCTCTAACTTCTGAACATCCATATTAATTTTATGCTGAAGCTCGTCCTGCTTCATTTGTAGCTCTGCCTGTTGAATTTGTGTAAGCGGGTCAGCCTGTTGTGCGGCGGCTTGCTCTGCCTGCATTTCTGCCTGACTCTTGCCAAGCAATGTTTGCGCGGCTTCTCTGGTTACGCGAGAAAGCTCCAACTCAATATCTTCCGGTAGTGGTGCATCCTCATCTGGCATAGCCACACCAAGTTCTTTTTCAATTTTGTTTCGATACAACATGGCAACATGCTCAGTGATATGCGCCACCATTTGATTCTGTATGGCTTGTGCAAATGGAGACTGGCCTACAAGTTGTAGTATTTTCGGGTCTTGCATGAAAGCCATGTGTACCTGAATGTGCGCTTCGTGGTCTTGATATTTGAAAACCTTGACTGGCTCCTGTTTTAGGATACGCATGTTTTCAGTTACGGGGTCAGCGGGTGATACCTCATCAGGCAGTTTGATAATTTCTTTAGCATCAGGGATGCCAAGAACTTCTAGCATTTGCCTGTGCAGTTTGCCCATGTCGTACAACTGTGGGGACTGCTGGGAGAGTTGCAATGCGGCCTGATACTGCATCACCCTTTGAGACATCGTAGATGCGTTTGGGTCTGAAACGGGAATAACATCAACTCTGCCATCAAAATCTTCTGTGCGGTTTGACTTTTCTTCTGTTTCATAGGCGTAATCTGGCCCCATGAAATCAAAAACAATTTTTGCAATTAGCCGTAGCTCTGCCTTCAACGAAGCATGAAGTCTGGCTTGCACGCCTGACATTACCTTCATTGAGCGTTCCATCAACGCCAAGGTCGTGCCAACCGGAGCCTGATTGTTTAGGTCGCCTATCTGGACATCGGCAACAGAACCAATGCGCCGACCTTCTTCTACGATATTTCCCAGAAGTTGATACAGAACGCTTGAGGGTTCTTTGTATGGAATAAATGTAATCGCATCCTTGATTGCCCCGCCCGGAACATCAACGTCACGGAACTCTCCGGGCATTAGCGGCGAGTCATCACCCTTGATACGAAGTCCGCGAGCCTTGAGGCCAGCCGGAAGATTAGAGAGCGTTCCGGCGTCGATGAGTTGGCGTAATATAGAGGTGGCGCTTTTTGCGAGGCCACCGATGAGATGTATGAGTCCGGTGCCATAAAAGCCGAGTCCGGGCAAATATCTGTAGTGTGTGAAGTGGA